CCTATCGTCGCGGTTGGCAAAGGACGCAAGGCGCGGTCGCTACGTCGGGTGTGTGCTTTGTAAAATGCTAGACTTGATTGATAAGAATCATTGTGAGAAAGCTATAGAACGGGATGAAGGAAAGCGCCCCGGCCAGTATAACCCCCCACCCCGAGGCTAGCCATGATCGACCATTTGTCCGAAAGCGAAATTGACCTGATCGCAGAACGTGCGGCTGAGAAAGCCATCGTCAAGGTCTATGAGCAAATTGGCCGATCCGTGGCCGAAAAGGTATTTTGGTTTATCGGCGTTGTCGTCGTCGGGATGCTGGTTTTAGTGTCCGGCAAAGGGATCTTAAGCCAATGATTGAAGAACTAGTCTCCCGCGTATTTGCCATGCGAAACGCAGCCCACGTTGCCCATTGGGCCACCAAATCATTCAGCGAGCATTCCGCCCTGGGCGACTTCTATGACGGCCTGATCGACAAGATTGATTCCATTGTCGAAACCCACCAGGGCTGGTACGGCCTGATCGGTGAGGTCCGCATCCTTATGATGCCCAAGGGCGATCTTCCGGCCAAGATCCGTGAAGAGCTAAAATGGATCTCGCAAAACCGTGAAAAAATCGCCCAAAAGAATACGATGCTGGAGAACCTCATCGACGATCTGATGGGCCTTTACAGCACGACCCACTACAAGCTCGTGAACCTGAAGTAAGATCATGGCCTTTCATCTTAGCCAACGCTCAAGCCTGAACCTTACCGGCGTCCACCCCGATCTGGTCAAGGTCATCATGCGGGCGCTTGAAATCTCGCCGCTCGACTTCGTGATTATCGAAGGTCTGCGCACTATCAAGCGCCAACAGGAGCTATTTGCTTCTGGCGCGTCCAAGACGATGAAGTCTCGGCACCTGCATGGCTTCGCCGTGGACGTAGCGCCGCTCGTGGCGGGGTCGCTGCGCTGGGACTGGCCTTTGTATGACCGGCTAATCGTGGCCTTCAAGCAGGCCGCTAAGGACGTCAAGGTCAAGGTCGAATTCGGCTACGACTGGAAGACCTTCAAGGACGCGCCGCACATCCAACTCGCGGCTTCTGTTTACCCAGACCCACCCAAGGAGATTTGAAATGCTTAAAGGCAAAAAAACTTACATCACTGCTGGCGTTGCCATCATCACCGCAGTCGCTGCCTATGCCGTTGGCGACGCCACGCCAATCCAAGCCGCGCAAATGGTGTTCACGGCTTTGATTGGCGCTTTCGTGCGTTCTGGCCTCAACAGCTAAATTCTCTACCGTAATAGGCGATGAGCGCGGCCTCTGCGCGTCCATCGTCTTTTACCCTAGCCCACTGCCCCGCATAGCGCGGGAATAGCTCCGAAGCCCGCAGCCTGGCCCCGTCCTTATCGGTCGGCGTCTGCGTCTTGCGCTTCCACACTTGTGGTGTCACCTCCACAATAGGAATGAAGTTAGCCGCCACGGCACCGATCACCACCCCCGCAGCGCGACCAAAGGTAAAGGCCCCGGCATGGCCGTTCCCCGGCATGGACGCCACCTTCTCGATGACGCAAGTGATGCCCTGATGCTTGGCCCACAAGTCCAAGATGACAGCCAATTGTGCGTGATCCACCCGGCGCTTGGTGCCATCCTGAATGGTAGGCATGTCGTGGATCTCTAATTCCCCGTTGTGCAGGAGCGCCAGAGCGCCGCCAAGGCCGGGGTCAATTCCTATGATGGGATTCAAGATCTCACCTTATTTTTATGATGATTTTTTCCAGTTCGGCTTTTGCAATATGCAATAAAGCCAGGAGCATTTAGGTTTTCCTTTTGGGTTCCCCATGCAAGATTTTCTGGCCTGTTGTTTTGTGAATTTTCATCCAAGTGCATACAAACATTTTTATCCGGTGGTGGTTGCCCGTTAAATGCTTCGCATACCAAACGATGCACTTTGTAATTTTTATTTTTATAAACAAGGCTGTAGCGATTTTCCCCACGCAAGCATCCTGTGACTGGAACTCCGCCATATTGCCTATAACTGCCATTTGGCATTTTTCCTTTGTAGGGAATAACCTTAACCCTTCCATGCGATGACGCCATGTGCGTCGGCATTGAAGGAATTACCCTCCAAACTTCGTCTGCAAATTCTTCAGCTCTAAAATGGGATAGTGTCATTGAACGGTACTCCATTATTGGACCCTCTGCCCTTCATGGCTTCTTTGCGCTGGGCCATGCTCTGCTTAGGCGGCATAACCTTTGCGCCGTGTATGAACGTCTCGCCCGTCTCGCGGTGCTTGTACTCGATGAAATTGACGCCAGCGTCAATCGGGTCAGCATTGGGTACGAAATCGGGTATAAGCAGATGCTGGTCACAGCCTTTGCGTTGCTCTGCCGACGTAATGAATTTGTCTGCCAGTTCGCAGCGCCATTGCCCGCCCGCCACGGGCGTCGAGTGGGCGCATGTTCGGCAATTGATCTCGGCTTGGGCCTCTTGGTGGCACAGGTCATACATGTCGCAGAATTTGCATTCCCAATATGACGGGTCTTCGCTCAGTTTCAGCGGCGCTTGCTTGGCATTGACGATGCTATTGGCCCGCTCCAACAGCGATCTAAATTCAGACTCCTTGAACGGCACGACCTCGGTGTACATGGCGTCCGTGTTTTTGTTGACGGCGATGTACATGGCCTTGGTCAGATCCAAAAAGCCCATATAGACCTGCATCTGGGCGTAATGCTGGGGCTTTTGGCTTTCGACGGACCAATCCTTGAGTTTGCCGAACGTCTTGTCGTTCATGGTCTTGCACTCAAGGACCATCCAATCATCAGGGTATTCGGGAAAGCCCTTACCGATGCCATCAACAGATCCGCCAAAATGACCAAATTCGTCACGCACAGTGATCTGCTTGCCGTTCTCATCCGTATAAAGTTCTACGCCTATGCCGCGCAGTTCCTCGGCAATGCGGATCTCTTCGCGATTGCCGGTATTGAACAGGCGCAACATACGCCCTTCGAACTTGGGCATTACGGCCCACCGAAACGTAAGCCATAAATACCTGTTGCAAGAGTGCCCGATCAGGGACGCGCCGAGATGGTCGCGGAAGTCTTGTGGCTTGGCTTCGTACCATGCCGTTATGGCAGTGGCGGTCGTCTGATCGGGCTTAGTCACTTACTTACGCTCCCAAGGCTTGGCAGCGGCTGGCGCTGCCTTGGTAGCCGCAGGACGTGCGGAGGCCGCTGACGCGGCTCCTGCGGGCTTGTAGCCCATAACGCGGTTGCGAGTAGGGTCTTTGCGGTCGATGTCCAGAACGATGGTGAACGGCGTATCGTTCAGCATGTCCGTATCGGACAGGGCCTCAATGCCGCAAGCAAGGCTGATGGACTTCAGCGCAGCGCGGGCAATGTTCTCCGCAACCTCATTGGCGTTGTGGATGTTCAAGCGTTCCCAGATCTTGCGACCGGAAAACTCACCGTCCACGATCTGGATAACCAGTTCGAGATATTCGCCAGTGCCGGACTTGGTGGCCTTCATTTGGTTCTCAGTCACGATGGCAAGATATTCGCCACGTGGCAGAGGGTCAAAGTTGCTCTTAGGGGTCTCGTATGACGAGACGTCAAAGTCGATGGTAGCCATGTTTTCAGTTCCTATTTGATTGCGTTTGCAAAGGCTTCCCAAGTCAGCGGAATGCTGTCGGGCAGATTGTAGCGGTTCTTGGCCATGTAGGCAGGGCGCTCAGTGGTGAACAGCATACGCTCACCGGATGAGATACCCCTAGCCACGGTCTTGTTAAAGCCAACGTCGTCTTTCTTAACGATGGTCTTGTAGTTGGCGAACATAACGGCGTCCGCCCATTCCCGCACCACCGCACTGCTGCGCTCTTGCAGCTTGGGCTGGTAACGGTCAAACGGTTCGACTTCAGGACTGTCGAAACGCTTAATGGTATTGTGCGCTAGCAGGATGACGATCATCTGCTTGTCGTTGCGTAGCGCGTTCAATCCGTCCAGAACCTCGCGCCATTGCTGGGCGGCTATCATTGCCCCCTTGCCGTAGGCGAGATCTTTGGCGTCATACTTCTCTTCCATCTCGCGATGAATGATCGCCTCCAGCCAATCGAGGCTGTCAAGGACGACGGTCTTATAGGGATGCTCTTCGGCGTACAAGGCCCCGATTGCGTCCATGACGTTGGCCAAGGAATGAGCGATCGGGAAATGCTCGACGTCCAAAGATCCCAGACCGTCCTCAGTCAGAATGAAGATTGGATCGGGAGCGCCAGCGGCAAAAGTGGATTTGCCGATACCTTCGACGCCATAGACCATAAGCCTAGGCGACGAAATCGTATCGTTACGGCTAATGCTTTTGAGGTCAAAAGCCATCTTCGGTCTTCCTTACCATCGCTTGATAAACACCTTTTTCTGCATAAAAGGGGCTTCCCCACAACTCCCACCCTCTCTCCAAAGCCTCTTCAACAAGTTCGTCCAAATCGTTTCCATCACGTTCTCCGCTAGGAATGAAATTGGTTTCACAATGCAAAAGACTATATTGCCTAATTTTTTCCATTATTCACTCTCCGGAAGTTCGATGCTGATAGCGGGCTTTGCCGCCTTGGTGGTGATGTGCTTGGCGAGTTTGCGCCATAGGTCGGGCCGCATTTCGCGGATCTTCTTAATGCGCGGTTCGTTGAGCGCTTCCTTGTAGCGGATGACCTTAAAGTCATCGGCCCATTCGGCGGTCTCGGCGGTCAATCT